CCATCCAGAACACCAAGTTATTACCCGCCGCCAGAGCCTGCGGACTCATGATGCTGATGTTGTCGGCGATCAGGTTAAAGCCCCACACGTAGGGCGGTCCGAGGTACTGCATCACGAACAACGCAGAGTCGGTGTAGATCAGGTTCTCTTGACGAGCATGGAACCCGGCAACGATGGTCGAACCGTTAGAAAGCTTGAACTCACCGGCCTGATTGGTAATCGCCGGAACCCATTCGTAGGCGTTGTCCTGATCCGACCAACGGACCAGCATGGGGTCGAACGTCGTCGCTGCGGTCGTCGGGTCGTAAGGGTTAGCACCGAGGCAGATTACAAACCGCTGCGTGTCCGACACGAACACCTGAAGCGTCTGATTAGGCACGCGGGTGCCGTCGTAGCCAGCAGCGGTAGCAAGGCTTTCCAACGTTACGCATCGAGCATAGGTCGATACGTCCTTTACCCAGTAGTAGATGTCACCGCCGCGCGGGGCAAGTATCAAGTCCTGCCCGTAGTTATCCATCGTCCACAGGCGAAGCTGCTGACCGACACCAACCGTTGCCGCCGAACCCCAGCCACCACGACTCCACGCACCCGCACCCCAGCCGTTACCGACCGTGTAAACAGCAAGGCCCGCAGCTAGATCGTAGGTTGCAGTGACCGAAGCCCCACCACCCGAACCCGTGCCTGAAGCCGAGGTAGCACTGATGATGGTGTAGCTGTTGCCGTCAGGGACGGTGATGATCTCGTATTCACCGCTTATCGTGACCCCGTTAAACGTCGAAGCCCCGGCAAACGTGACATAAGTGCCCGCAGTCGTGCCGTGAGCGGAGGCCGTAACAGTAACGAGGGTGGAACCGGAGGTGGTTGCAAACGGGTTGTTCGCAAGCGAGACCGGAGAAGCTGCCGTTCGCGGAGTGATATCATTGTAGGCACCACCGTTCTCGACGTAGACTTTGCAGCTTGTCCCGACCGCGTTGAGGTTGTCGTAGGTCAGCGTGATCCAGTTCCACATGGACCGAGCCACGCCTTTGAAGCTGTTTGCAGTGCCGTTCACGAACGCGGCAAGGTTCGCCCAGCCGCCGATCTTCTCGGGCCAGCCGGAACGGAACCTTATTTTGTCCGACTCAAACCAGCCACCTTCGCCCGCGTAGTTTGTGTTTTCGCGGTTGACGCCCGGTTTGAATACAAGTTTCTGTAGCGGCATAGCTACGTCCTTTTAAGCAACCATTCCAGCAGCAGTACCAGATACATCAGCAACACGGCGACCCCATCCTTTTCCGAAAGTATCCCACGTCGGCAGTGCCTGCAGGAAATCGAGTCGGCGGATGTTGTAGGCGCTCACGATGTCAGCGGGGTGCATCGCAGCAACGGCTTTCAGGGTGGCAGGGCCAATCGCACCGTCCGCAGTTACCTTAACCACTTCCTGTAGAAACTTGGCAGCCCGGCCCGGACCACTGTTTACCGCGCAGTCGAACACCACGTAGTCAACACCTTCCGGCAGATCGTCACCCTTCACCGCATCCCAATACTTACGCTTATACATCGGCGCAACATCGACCGGCAGGAGACCCCGCATCGTCTTTTCATCGACCGGGTGCCCGACCCACTCTTCCCACACTTTCTTGGTGACGCCGAGATTGGTCATACCGCCGGGGTCTTTGGGGTGGTTCACGAAACCACCCTCGTGTCTCAACACAAGCTCAAGACACTTCTCAAAGTTGCCGTTCATTTCCCACCTTTCGCAAGGGCGCTGGTTTTGTCTTGACTGCTCTTACTGCTGCCGTAGAAGAACGAGAGGATGTTCGCTACCGCAGTGCCAAGCAGGAAGCCGAGGATGATGTTGGCAAAGTCACGACCGCCATCCGGCAGCGGGGCGAAGGTCACGCAGAAGAAATACAGAACGGAGGTAAACGACCAGAACCACGCGAACCGGTAAATGAAGTTCTTCGCTTCCGGGTTGTCTTGCTGCAACGCCGCAATCTGCATGGCCCGAGCGTTAGCCCGGTCGGCGTATTCCATCTCAAGTTTCTGCAGATCAATTTCGGCAAGTTTTTGTGCTGCAGCGGGGTCACCAGCAATCGCTTCGGCAACGGCACCCACCTCTTCCGCTACGCCGAACTTCTCCGCGATAGCCTTGACCGCGATACCACCCATAGGGCCAGCCACCACCGTTGCGAGGGCGGGAGCAGCACCTTTCAACAACTCAAGAAGTTTATCCATCACCGGTAACTCATCGTAATCGCAATTGTCCCAATAATCGCCACCAGCAAGGCCAGAACCGCAAACACGATAGTGACCGCGTGTTCCATCTCCTGCATGGCTACCTGCATCTTCCGGCGCTTCTTAGCGGCCTTCAGTTCTTCCGCCTTCTTTGCAGCGCGTATCTCGGCTTCGCGCGCCTGTACGATCTTGTTCCGTTCCGCGATCAGTTCGTTGTAGAGATCAAGCTCACCCTTGATTGTGAACATATCCCGAAGCTCACGTTCAAACTCCCGCATTTGCCGCCGTTGCATGACGATTTCCATCGCCATCGCAGTAGCGTTCTTAGGCTTGGGGCCGGGCTTCTTGCTCTCTTCTTCGTTCTGCTTTGCGGCAGCTTCTATCTCACCTTGGTGGGTGAAGAACGACACCAACTCTCCATAGCAGTCCTTGATGTCGTGCCCAAGCTTGATGGCTTCGCGTATACCCTTTACGGCAGTGCGAGCACCAGCAACGGCAAGCCCTATGGAGACCGGATCAATCATTTAAACAGCTTTTCCAGAACGTGCGTTGCACCAGCACCAAGACCACCGGCGGCAAGCATCAGACCAACGGCAACACCCCGCGCGCCGGTCATTTGCTCCTTCATGGTCTTCACTTCCGTACGCAACGACTCAACTTCCGAAGTCAGCGTTTCAACGGCGTTGATGAGTTTGCCGAACTCGACGGGATCAATGTCAGACATTCAGGCACCCTTACCGAATCACCATTACCGAAACATAGGGAGAATCTGTGATCCCCGTCGATGTGTTTGTAATAAACCTGAACGACGACGTAGACGGAGCAACGGCATTACCCGCGCCATCCATAAACGGGCTGAAGTTAGCCCCACCTGCCGTGGTGTGTAGCGTCCCATCCACTGCGTAATTTGCATCAGACATCGCGGTGCTGAACGTTAGGGTGTAATCACCCGTGCCGTTTTTATAGACGCTCGCCACGTTACCCGATGCAGCAATAGTCATGTTGGTGCCGGTAGTGCCGGTGCCATCAAAACGCACCCACGCCCGGATGCCGTAAACCGGAGCCGAACCCGAAGCCGTGGACAGGGTAGTGGCCGTCGTCGCGTTGGTGGCGTTAGTAGCGTTGGTGGCGTTCGTTGCGTTGGTGGCGTTCGTAGCGGTAGTCGCCGTGGTCGCGGTCGTGGCTGAAGTAGCCGTAGCCGCGTTGCCGCTGATGTTGATATTCCACGTACCCGAAGCACCCGTGCCGGTCGGGGAAGGAACGTCCGTACCGATAGCAAGCCCGAGGTTGGTCCGGGCACCTGAAGCCGTCGTAGCCCCCGTGCCGCCAGAGCCGATCGCAAGGGTGGAGGAAAGCCCACCCGCGTTGCCCGAGATGTTGCCGGTGATCTTGCTACCCGCAAGGCTGGTGATCCACGAGGGGTCAGCGTAGGAGCCGCTGGTGTAGACGCCGTTGGTGACGGTTGCAGCATTACCGCTGACGTTGATAGCCCACGTCCCCGAAGCCCCGGTGCCGTTCGTTTGGGGCACGTCCAATGCCGTGCGCGCAGCAGAAGCCGAAGTAGCCCCCGTGCCGCCGGAAGCGATGGGAAGGGCTGTGCCGAGGGTCAGAGCGGCGAGATAGTTGGTGGCCGTTACGATGTCCGTGCCGTTGTTCACCAACACCATTTTCGCCGAAGCGGGCACCGAAACACCGGTCTGCCCCGAGACCTTCACCGTGACGGCGGATGCGGTAGTGTTGTAGACGAAGTAAAGCTTCTTCTTCGCGGGGACCACCAGCGTGCCGCCACCCGTGCCGGTCAGTTCCAGATACATATTCCGGGCAACGCCCGTAGCACCGTCAGGGATAGTGATGGTGTCGGTGCCGCCCGTGCAGGCGTATTGCGCGTAGCCGCTGATGGCTTGTTCAATCAGCGTGCCGAGGTTCGTGTTGGTAGTAGTCCCCCACGTACCGGACTGTTCGCCGGTACCGATGAGTTCGATACCAAGATTAGTAGAGTACGTGGAGGCCATTCAATTACTCCTTAACAGTGAAGCGACCGGAGAGCGTCGAGCGTGTCGCAGCTATCCGCGAGCTTGGTTATATCCCGCAGGCGCTGCTTCTCCGCGACGATGGGCGCGGTGTCCGCGCCAGTTTCAAGAGCGCGTTGAAACTGAACGTCAAGCGCCTGTAGTAGCGGCGCTCGCTCAGTGCGTAACCGCGTCCGCGTGATTTCTTTAGCTGCGTCGAGAGATACAGCAACAACCCCGGCGTTAAGACGCCAAGCATCAAAAAAATCACGGTCCAAAGGCAAAACCCCAGCGTCTACCACCACCGCGCTGGGGGGCGCGTCTTTAGCAAGCACTTCCTCAATAGGAAGCTCGCTCGTTGGGTAACAGACAGAGACGTTGCCGGCTTCATTTGTCCAGATAATGACTTGCATGTGTCACCTAATTAATTGTGTACCGCTAAAAGCACGTAGTCGGGGTTCTGCACACCGGTTGTGGCATTGGTGATGAACCGGAACGACCCGGTTGCAGGCGCGGAGCCTGCGCCTGTATTCGTCATGAACGGGCTGATGTTGCAACCTCCGGTAGTCGTGCGGAACGTGCCCGACACCACATAGTTGACGTTTGCCATCGCCGTGCTGAAGTTGCAGGTATAGTCACCGGTGCCGTTAACTGTAATTGAAGACACGTTGACGGAACCTCGTATCGTGCCGGTCGTGCCATCAAAGTTCACCCACGCCCTTGCGCCGTAATACGGAGCGGAACCCGAGGTTGTCGTAAGCTGGTTGGTCGCGGTGTTGGAAATCGTCACGCCGCCAGTGCTGGCCGAGACGGAGATGCCAGACCCGGCAGTAACTGAAGTGACGCCAGCGTTCGTGAGTGTAATCGTGCCACTCGTCGAGACCGTGCCACCCCCCGAAAGGCCAGAACCGGCTGCGACCGTAACGCTGGTTACCGTGCCTGTGTTGCTGGTGTATCCGTTCGGGTTACTCGCCGCGTATGCGCCGATGGTGTTGTAGGAGACGGTAACAGCGCTGCCGCCGTTAAATGTAGTGCCCGATACCGCGCCTAAACCACTGCTGTTGAACGTGACGCTGTTGGTCACCGATCCTGCGGTAGTTGCGCTGGTGGCAGTGCTGGCACTCCCTGCGCTGCCCGTGATGCTGATGCCCCACGTCCCACTCGCGTTCGTTCCCGTCGCGCTGGGAGCGCCGACCGAGTTGTAGGAAATGGTCACTGCGCCACTTCCGTTATAGGTCGAGCCAGAGACGACGCCGGTGCCGTTGTTGATGACGGTAAGCGCATTCGCAACAGAAGCAGCCTGCCCCGAGGTGTTGCCGGTGCCGCCGTTCGCCGTTCCGAGGGTGCCGGATACGTGAGTGGTAAGACCGACCTTCCCCCACGAGGGAGCCACACCAACACCGCCCGAGATAAGCGCGTTGCCGGTTGCCACGTCTGCGAGCTTGGAAAGCGCTGTCGTGGTCGATGCGTAGAGCAGGTCGCCAACTACATACGAGGACTGCCCAGTCCCGCCGTTGACGGCGGCGACGACACCCGTGACGTTACTCGCGGTTCCCGTGGTGTTCTGGTTCAGCGTCGGCACATCCGCCGCTTGGATAGCCGACATCACCACGTTCGTGCCGTTGCCGCGCAGATACTGACCCGAGGTGACCGCGCCCGCCACAGCGTTGAGTGCAGCCTGCTGCGTTGTTGCCCCCGTCCCACCGTAGGCTATGCCAAGTGCGTTTGTCAGGTTCAGCGTGGGGACGGCGAGGATCGTTCCGTTGAACGTGAAGCTCGCGCTGTCAGTGAGCGCACCTCCCGTAGTCGAATAGACGACTCGGCCCGACGTAAGGGCGCTGTTCGTTACCCCCGGCGCAGCAATAGCGGCGGCGAACGTGGAGCGCTGATCCGTGCCGAAGGTTACAGCCGTGGTTCCACCCGTGCCCGTGTCGTTCGTCTTGATGACAACGGTACCATCGGTGTTGCCCGTGACCTTTACAGCGGTGCCTGCGGTAGTGCCTGCGGAGATAACACTCATAGCTTACGCACCCGAAGTAGAAGCCAATAAGTAGTAGGTTGTACCGTTGATGTTAATAGCGACCTTATTCGTCACAGTGTTCGTGGACGACGCGGAAACTGCTGTGGACACCAGCACGTTCCCAGTGAGCGCGGGCAGCGTAGCCGTGTTGGTTCCCGCCACCGCAGGCACCGCCAAGGTTACCGACCCACTAGTATCACCACCTAAAACTAAAGCTGCCATCTGGCACCTCTACCGAATGACTACCGCCGCAACGTTCAGCGGGTCTGTTTGTGTACCGCTAACATCGCATATATTTATGCGGGTTCCTGATGTGGTTCGCGCAACGATCTGCCCGGAAGTATTCACATCTGTCGTTCTATGAGTCCTACGCTGCCCGACCCCGGTATTACCAATACACCCAACAACCACCGCGTAGTTTGTATCGCTCATCGCAGTCGCGAAGTTCAACGTGTAGTTTCCTGCTGCATTGTACGTTAGGCTAGTGACATTACCCGATGCCGTTACGTTAGCCGCGCCGCCAGAAACACTAAAATACACCCACGCCCGCACCAAATACCCCGGTGCCGTACCCGTTTGCCCACCACTAAAGTTGCTGGCCGTTACGATTCCATCCGGCAAGCCCCCTACGGCCAAACCCTGAATCGCACCAGACCCCTGAAATCGCATCGGCATCAGGTCACCTGTAGACGATCACTTGCATACCAAGCGGGTCTTGCTGCGTCCCCGTTTCGTCGCAAGTGTTCACCGTAAACGTGGTCGTTGTCCGAGCCACAACAACACCCACGCTGTCCACATCCGTGACGTTGAAGAACCGTCGCTGCGAACCAGCCCCCAAGTTACGACCATACGGCGTGGTGACCACCGCGTATGCCGTATCCGGCATGGCCGTGGTGATGTTGATCGTGAAGTTCCCTGTCGCGTTTCGGGTCACGCTGCTCACGTTCCCCGCGCCCGTTAGGGTCGGGGGAGTCGCGCCACTGAAATTCACCCACGCGCGGGCGGCATACGTCGGCGCGCTACCGGTCTGCCCGCTCGCAAGCTCCGAGGCGGTGATTACGCCGTCCGGCAGACCACCAGCAATTACGCCGGTTATGGTTCCATCGCCTGAAATCGTGACTGGCATTACGCGATCACCCAAACCTGACCAGAGGATACCGTGACCGTCACACCGCTATTAAGCGTGATCGGCCCCACCGAGAAGCCGTTTAAACCGCTATCAATCGTGCAGGACTCGTAGACCGTCGCGGAGTTGATGATGATGGCGTTGGGGAGCGAGCCGCCGCCAAGCGCGAACGACGCGCGCTCCGCAGGGTAGCTGACAAACACATCCTTGCCACCCGCACTGAAGTTAACCTTTGCCCCCGCGTTGCTGGAAGACAGCACCGTATCCCGCGACAGGACTGAACCCGCCGAAGTATACGTTCCGATACCGACTTCCCACTCACCACTACCCTGCCCGGCGATGGTGTAGTAGGTGGTGTTACCGTTGCCGATAACCGAGAAAGACTGATAGCCGGTAGACGCGCCCGCGAGCGTGAAGCTACCCGTACCCACGGAGGTAGAGGTTTCTTTAATACGATCACCGACTACTAGCGCCATTTAATTCACCGTTTGTATCAAGTTCCAGTCGGTGGTCTGACCGGTATCGACATTAACCCACACCGTGCCCTGCGAAGTATCCACTGCTACCCAACCCGCAACCTGTGCATCGTCGATGATTTCCCATAGCGGGCGGGCACTCATCGAATCCAGCGCGGTAACAACTTCGGCAACCAGCGCCTCAAACACGGCGCTCGCGCTAACAGCATCCGAAGCCGTCAACGATTCTGCGACAGCGGATTGGAACACTGCACGAGTAGACAGTGTATCTGCCGCCGTAACAGTCTCACTGACCTGAACGTTCATCACCAACGTAGGCGTAGTGCTATCAGTCGCAGTAGCACTTTCTACTACGAAACTGAAGAACACAAACGACGAGCTAACAGAATCGGTGGCGGTTGCGGACTCCTGCACCTGCGCGGCGAAGGTTTGAGCCGAAGAGATGAAATCCACCGCGCTTGCTGCTTCCGATACGCTGGTAGCGAAAATTGCACTGGCGGTGGCAAGGTCCGAGGCTGCGATTACTTCAGCAATCGAAGTTGCGAACACCGCCCTACCAACCACTTCGTCGGTAGCAGTAACAAGCTCCACCACAGCAGCGTTATATGCCGTCAGCGAAGATACGATGTCAGTGGCTGTTACAGACTCCGCGACAGTAGAGCCAAAGATCACGCCCGATGCCGTCGTGTCCGTCGCAGTAGCCGACTCCTCAATGCTCACCGCGTACGCAGGTGTTCCATCTACCGCATCCGTAACCGTGCTGGACTCGCTGATAGTGCTATCCAGCAGCAAACCACCCACGATTTCATCGGTAGCGGTAACCGACTCTTCTACACTCGCCCCCATGATAATAACGGGGGACGCAGAATCGGTCGCGGTAGCCGTTTCGGTAATGGCGCTGGGAAGCAGACGCCCTGCGGATATAGTGTCGGTGGCCGTGACGGACTCGGTTACAGACGTAATAAAGCTTGCACCCCCAGTCATCGTGTCCGTTGCGGTCACTGACTCCGAGATAGTGCAGTTGAATACGTTCCCGATCAGCGACGAAAACGGCGCTTCCGAGAATGTAACCAGCCCGAACACGGGCTTACGCCGCCGTCAGGTTGTCCTGCTGGAACCAACGCTGCTGCGCGTGGCCTTCGGCATCGGTCCATTCGACGAGGCATTCCACCACGCCTTCCTCGGTCATACGCATGGCGAGGATCGGACCTTCCGGCACCACTGCAACCGCGACCTTGACGCGATCACCTTTCTTGAACATAGATATCTCCTTAACCAGCCAGCGAGAGGGAATACGTCACGTTCAGCGTGTCGCCAGACACAACCGAACGATCACCGGGGGAGGTGAAGTCCGACGCGGAATACAGCGTACCGGTCGTGCCGCCCTTTGTGCTGTTGCTGATGAGGAAGGCACCGCCCACCGTCGCCGTCGCGTTGATCGTGAACGACGCGGGAGAAGCAGAGTTTGTAGCGACCGAAGGGTTTGCCGTCGTCGGTGTGCCGAACGTGCAAGTCGGGCGAGTAGCGTTGCTGTAGGGGGTGATCTCCGTCCAGCCAAGATGCGAGGAAGCAGTATCGCCAGCCGCAGGATTGTTCGACGCAGCAGCGCCGTAGAGGCCAATATACCACGTCGCCGTATAACCGGAGCCAGTGAAGTACTTGGCGTTCATGTCCTGAAGACCGCCGTTCACAACGAGGTTATGAATCTCGTCGCGCCATTTCAGGTTGCCGTCTTTGTCGTAGCATTCCAGAAGATAGACGCCGGTAGCTTTAATTTGTTCGCCCGTGAACGCACCGCGCTCAACAGCAGCAGCGAACACATCGGTGGCTTTCGCTTTTTCAATATTCATAGTAACTCCTTAACTCAACCGAATGATTGCAGAAGTGTTCGTTGCGGACGGGAACTGCACCTGAAACGTCGTAGTGGAAGTCTTGTCCGAGCCGAAATCCAATACGCAAACTGCGCCGTTAGCGCCGGGTTTGTAAATCAACGCTCCTCGGGCGGTGAACGCTCCCGACCAAGAAACGTTATTAAAGGACAGATAAGCGGTGCTGCCGCTGTTTCCAAAGGTCGGTGTTGGGTTGACGGTGAGGACCGAACCGCCCGCCGTATATCCGGAAGCCGAAACTTCGCCAGTAGTTGTGTAGGCAGTCGTGTCTTCATCAAGCGTAGCCAAGTTGGTATACAGCGCGATGTAGAACGTACCCGAGGTGAAGTTGAAGCTGCCGTTAAGCAGCCCCGTCTTGAACACCTTGCATACGGCGTTACCGGTGAAACTCATGGCTTCACCTCAAAATTGTTGTGCTTACGAAAATTGTCTACCCCCGGTATAACTTGCAGATTATTCGGTACATGCAGCCCCGATACCAACTTCCCCTGAAGCGGTATAACATGATCTACATGCCAATCAAAACCGAACATAGAGGTCCGCATCGTAGCGAGTTCATACGCCTGTTCAATCAACCATAGATCATCCGGCGTCAACCACGCGGGGGTGCGTTGCAACTTTGCCGCGCGCCTACGAGTTTCTTTGGCGTTATGCTTATGCGGGTAAGCCTCTCTATACAGTTTATTATTTTCCGAATAACGCTGCTTGTTGCGTAAGTAGTAATCACGAAAATATTGCTTACGCAGGGGATTCTTTACGGCGTCATACGCTCGTTGTTGAGCAAGTATACGTTCTTTGTTGTTTGCAGAATAAGCTTTTTTGTATTGCTGCATACAAAACTTACAGATGCCACGACGACCATCCTTGCTTCGTCCGCGATGGAAATCAATCAAAGGCCGATCAGTTAGGCATTTATAACAACGCTTCATCACGTCACCGCCTGACGATACTGACCCGAACGGTAAGCATCCTGTCTTTCGAGTCCATCCCCGAGACGCTTCGCCATACCGAGGGCTTCCTTGTATTTGGCGTCGTAAAGCGCCATCAGGTCCGCTTCAGGCTTCATGAACGTAGCCGCTTCAACCAGCGAACCATACAAGAGAACGGTGTCAAAGTTGTCACCCAACCACGTCTGCCCATCCGCAGCGACTGTAATCGACTCAGGGTAGAAGAAGTAATGCAGTTCCACCGTGTAGGCGTTATCAGGCGTGGGTCCGAGGATGAACGATAGTTCGTCGGTAAGGGCGGGCGGAATAGTGTTGGTGGTCGTCGGGCCAAAAAGCGCGTAATACGCAGGGAGGCCGGTAGCCGTTGGCGTCGGATATGCCTCACGAATGAAGTTAACATCCTTGTTCAACAGATACTGATACGCACCGTCACCATCCACGACAGCCAGCGAATACACCGACAAGAAATCAATCGGCGCGGAAAGATACTTATTGTTGGCCGACGTAGTGCCCACCACGTTCTTACGAAGCGACGGGAACTGCACCGTGTTGAAGATACGCTGCTCGGCCTGCGTGATGAACGTATTGATCTGCTCGGCGCTGGTAAAGTCAACGGCAGAACCCGAGCTACCCGTAAACGTGGTAGTCGGGAAATCGTTCTCAAGGGTAGCCTTGATCGTAGTGAACAGCGTGGTGTAGTTCACGGTGCTTCCTTACGCCATCGGGCCGCGAGCCATGACACCTTTCGTCGCAGCACCCGTGCCGCGAATCTTGATGCCGGTGGTCTTCACATCCTTCTCGGGGTAGCCGTTGTTGCCCGTCGATTCTTTGTTGGGCTTCGGCACCTTGTACTTCGGCTGGGCGGTCTTCATTACTTGCTCCGCTGGTTCATCGCACGCGCGACGTTACGGCCAACCTTCTTCATTTCCAGCGAGGTCACGCCACCCTTCTTAAAGGTGGGCTTCTTGCCGGGGTGCATCCGCTTCTCGTGCTTACGCACAGCCGCTTTTCCGTCCATGTTTCGCTCCTAAGAAACTACCACTGTTACATCACCCAGCGATATCGTCATCGCCAGAACATTCGGTGTAAGCCCTGCGTCGTTAGCACGGGCACCGCCAACGGGCGCCCAGCCCCACTGAATTATACGGCTTCCGCCTTCCGGCGTCCCGTTTGCCAGCGGCCCAGTGCCGGTGGGGTCGATCTGCAGCCCGCTGTTGCCCGAGGTCTGGTAGCTTACGTCCGGGCGGGGTTCCCGCACCGCCTGCGGGTCGTTGACGGGGTAGAGGCCAAGCGACAACTGCGGTTGATCCGGTTCCCAACAGGTCTTGCAGACCTTAATCTTGACGTTTTTCGTCTTGATTACCAGCTCTTTCAGCTCTTTCAGCTTGTACCGGAATCCGCATCTATCGCATTCCGCGATAGCAAACTTGCCGGAGGAAAACTGACTGGGCATGTCAGCCGCCTATAAACTGCTGCCGGGGCACAAACCGGATCGGGGCTTTCTCCCGGTCCTCATCCGCTGCAAGGGCAAACTGCTGCTCATAGTCTGCCTTCAACTCCACCCGGCGCGCAGGGTCCACCTCGGGCAGCTTCATTGACAGGTAATAAGCCAGCCCCGCCACCATGCAGTTCAAGAACCGGAAGGGGATGTCCTGTCCGTTGATACCGTTACCCGCGTCCTGAATCCGGCGCAGCCGCCAGTAGACGAACGTGTAGGTCTGCGAGTTATCCGGGGTCGGCCAAACGTGGAACTTGGGGTAGACGACGGCGTTTGCAGAGTCCGTAGCACCCGACAACCGCTGAATCCACACCTGAATCGGGCGGCCTTCCGCGTTCTTGTTCGGGATCATGGCGTAGGTCGAAACGCTGATCCGGCTGATGTTGATGTCGGTCTGGTTCTGCCCGGTGCCCGTGCGCACGACATGATCGAGCAGGTCAATGGTATCTACCGGGAGGTCGTAGGTGGCCTGTTGGTACGTGAGCACTTGCTGACCTTGCTCAATCGTCCACATATTGATACCACGATTGGCCCATTCGACCGTCAGCAGGTTCAGCGACCGACGCGCCGTACGAAGATCGTAGCCCGACCGCAGTTCACGCCCGCAACGCTCAAACGCCTCTTCCACGCAGGAAGATAAATCCAGATTAAAAGAGGATGTTCCTGAAGTTTTGTAACTCATTGGACCCTCTCGACACGTATGTTTTTAATCATCCCGGAGTTGCGGAGAGCGTAAAGAACCCCCGAAGGAGTGGCACCAACTGCATTAGCTGCGTCCCGCAATGTGGTGTAAACAACCCCATTAATCCGAACTTTCACCACCCGCGAGGAGGACCGATACGTGGCGGAGATACTTCTACCACGCCTTACACGCTCGTCCAACGACCGTTCACGCCCTAAATTGGCCACGCGCGCCCTTGCTATAATATCAGGAGAAATACCTCGTTTCTTAGCGCTTATCGCTATATTGGCTTTGTGCTCTTCGGTGAACACCCGCCCTAACGAGGACATGCGCAGTTTTTCCCGATGCTCGGGGGATAGCGGTTTACCTCGCTTTGCCAATACTTTAGCTTCTTGACAGGCGGCGGACACACCGCGTTTTTTTGCTGCTGCAGATAACCGTTTGCGCGTTTCGCTACTTGGATTGGGGCCACCCTCACCCCCATCAGTAAAATTAGCAAGCTCAACACCGGCGCGGCGTAAGCATTTAATGATACCCCGCTCTAGTGTAAACGCCGTGGCTTCTTCCGAGCATTCAAGCAACGCTACCTGAATAGCTTTGGGGCCATACTTCGCGACTATAGCTTTATGGTGGGGGTTACGTTCACCCAAATAAATAGCGCGCCTACGTGTACCTTTCCCCACATAAAAAGGGGTTCCGTCAGGCTTGCAATGGATGTACGCAAAGAACGGCATAACCTATCCCAAGTGATCCATATGCAACGCGGCACAAAAATCGTCGTACGCGGACTGCGGGGTATCGCCGCCGCCATGCAACACACCATCGGTGCAATCCCAACACTGAAACTTGGTGGACCAGCGAATCCGAGGCTTTACAAAGCGCACCATTATCTTACTTTCCTATACGCCGCAGTCTTGCGAGAAATGCCTTTAGGCTGCGCAACAAACTGCTTTCCGGAGCGCTTACCGGCTCGTTTGGCACGGGTGGTCGCGGCGTACTCTTGCGGGGAGAGGGCTTTGATCGCGGCTTCAGGGAGGTACCTTTCGCCGGTTGCTTTCGGGCCTTGCGTTGAAGGTTTGCCACTCTTGGTCCTCCACTTCTGGTCCGTCCACGCCTTGAGCGACTGCTGCGGCTTCTTAATCACGGTAGCCGCCACCCTTGGCCTTATACGCTCGCGCCAACATCTGTGCCTTGCGGGCCGACCATTGGCCCGGCGCACCGCCTTTACCACCTGCCTTGATGCTGTTGAAAAGACTCTTCCGCATCCCCGGCTTGGTGTAGTTCCCTGCTTCGTTCACGCGGCTAACCTCGCCCCCTTTCTTAAAGAGCTTGGTAGGTTCGGGGCCGTCCTTGCGAACGACCTTCCGAGCTTTCGGCATCTTGCTGGGGTTTATGGCACCCATGCCGCGCGAGGGGCGCATCTCAGCACATCCCGCCTTTACGCAGCATCTTGCCTTTGGTCTTACCACGCTGGGCAACACCATCAGCCGCACGACGATACGCACTGCCACCCGCTTTGTAGGTAGCCGCAACACCCATGTCGTAGCGGTCTTTGTTCAGTTGCGCCTTGCTCTTGGTGACAGCGCCACCAGCTTTCATACCCTTCATCTCGGCCATTTCGTGCTTGACCATCGATTTGGGCGCGCCAGCCTTCTTCATGAAGGCAACTTCCTTCTTGACCATCTTCTTCGCTTCAGCCATTTCGCCACCTTTCGCAAATTTACGGCCTTTATCGGCCTGAACAAAATCACGCCCCACCGACTGCGGGATACCTACCCGCTTCGCGAAGGCGCGGTTATGGGCTACCGCCTCCATCAAATTGTGCTGCTTCTTGGAGGAGGACGGCACTACAGCACCCGGCCCTTGGTCTTGCCACGCTGCGCGATACCATCAGCCGCACGGACATAGCCACCGCCTTTAAACTTGAGCTTGCCTTCGCCCATGTTCGTCTTGGTGGTCGGGGCTTTTTCTTCCTGCGTCTCCATACGCTTTTGGTCGCGTTGACGACGAAGTTCTTCCAGAGCTTTGCCTTGGGGTTCAGCCATCACTATCTCCTAACACTTCCATTTACGTAAATACGCAGTCAGCAGTTCGGCCTGCTCAGATGAATCAAGCACGTTACCAGCAGCAAGGTTACACCGACCGCATAACAGGTCACGAACTTGCCCGGTGTTGTGGTTATGATCTACACAAGGACGATCCCGCTTAGCCCCTTCAAACACAAACCGTTTACTACAACACGCGCATTTACCGCCCTGCGCAAGCAGCATCTCCGCAAATTTTACATCGGTAATACCGTACTTCGCAGGCAGATTATATTTTCGGGTTGTTTTACACATACAATCCCTGCATGCGTAATTAAGCCCGGAACGCTGGTTTTTGTTCTTATTAAACGCGCTGGGGGCCTTCCACTCTCGGCATTTACTACACCGATAATTACCATGAGCATCGGGCGTTTTAGCCACACGCCCCCAATCACGTTTCAACTGCATCGCCACGCCCTAAGGCTTTTGTTAATACGGGAGTTCGGGTCGTTCGCCGTCTTCGCCGAAGTAAGCTTCTTCTTCATCCCTTTCATCCGGGCGCAGAAACTGTCTCTCCGGGGACCACCTTCCGGCTGCGGGGCTTTCAATCCCGGTTTCCCCGGATTCGCCCGATTGTAAGAAGCACGGCCCTTTGCGTTCAGACCACCCTTGGGGTTTTTGCCTTCTTTGCGTTGCCATGCAGGACTCTTAGCCATATGCAATCCTCAACGGTTCTTCCTCTTCCCGCTTACGCGCAGCATCAATCATCGGGTAAAGGATGTCGTCACCAAATGCACCTTCAAACTCGTGCATCCCCATGTGACCAAGCTTGATCGTGGGATCAATCCACACTTCAAACCCATGCGCGCGGGCGCGGTCGCAAAAAAGGTAATCCTCACCGATGTAGCCTTCCGGCGTGGATTGGAAGTCGAACAGCGAATGCAACGTTCGGTCCGCCGAAGCGTCGTAGTACTGCCATTCGGGATGGGCGTTGACCAACGTCTCGATGACTTGACGCTGGATCATCATGAACCCGGTGCCCATGCGCTTCGCGCGAACAAGGCCCATGCGGTCCATCAAGAGGTTGCCCTCTTCATCCTTGTCCAGATGAGAGTAATACGTCGCCTGCTTTTTCCTCGCGCATCCGACGCCGCCAACGATGTTCTTCTTTGGTTCGGAAGACCACGCAAGTAACCGAAGGATGTCGTTAGGATCGAACGTCATGTCTGCGTCGATAAACAGCATCGTGTCGCATTCAGACGCAAGGAAGTCGTTGGCGAGAAGATTACGCGCGCGAGAAACAACCGAGCACCCGGATATGGTGCCCAGTTCAAAGCCAATCCCGTGGCCGCCGCACATGCGGTCAAACTGAATAAGCGACCCCAGCATTTTGACCGGTACTTTGAAGTCGTATGCCGGGATCGCTACAAACAGCTTCCGCCCTACCAGATTGTAGGACTGTTCGTTTTGCACGGGATCACCCGTAAAAGACCATCACTGAACCGATGGTAGTCACGTCAACGTAGATGTTCGTAGTAAACAGAACACCTTCCCCCGGCAGGAGCATGTAGTTCGGGGACGAGGACGATGCAAGCGTGTTGATCGTAAACTTGGTCGTGCCGCTCGCACCGCCGTCCTTGAACACTACGGAACCAGCCCCGGCGGCGGGGACGATATAGATGGACTTGATGCGCGCCCGCCCAATCGTGTTACCCGCCTGATCCAGAAGCTGGCCGTCGTCCGTCCGGGCCTGACTAGCTAGTACGTCAGTTTGCATGCCCATTTACGGCCCCTTTTAGCTGTTGGCGAACGGAGTCGCGACAGTGCCGGAACCGAGAATGACGCCTTCAACGTAGTACTTGTTGGCAGCAAGCACCGTGCAACGAATCCACGAACCCGCAGCACCACCGGTGGTCGTGCCGTTGAGGTTGATGTAGTCGTTCGCCGCAGCGGGGGCATAACCCGTCGTCGCGCCAGCCGCGTCAGTCGCAACCATCAGGATCGAACCAACGAACTTGTCCGTACCATCGGTAGCAATCGACACCGCCGTAGCAGCCGTCTCGATGAAGAACGTGTAGCTGGTGCCGACGTTGTTCTGCGTGTTGGGATCGGTGCCGGGGCCAGCCGAAACAGCACTCGCAGTGGTATTGATCGACGGCAGGGTGATGACGAGGGTCGCGTCGTTAGTGCGGATCAGCTTGCCCGCGTACGCAGCAACCGTCAGGGTAACCGTGTTCGTGCCGTTCGGCAGGTTGACGACGGTGTTCGGGCCTTGCGAGTAGAAACCGTTGAGCGACCGTACCGGGCCGTCAAGAGTGGTGATAGCCATTTACTTCTCCGTGTAGTAGCACATCCCCGTACCGTCCCTACTAGGTCTGCTGGGGGCAGTCGGTACAGGTGAAATCCCCAGTAACTACATATTACAACAAAATAGGGGGCCGAAGCCCCCTATTTTTACTTACGCACCGCTGGAACCGAACATGCCGAGCGGGTCCGACCAGCCGAACGAATAACGCTCGCGGGCCTTGTAACGGACGTTGCCGGTGTCGAAATCCCCGTCCATAGAATTCTGCAGCGGGGTGCGGACGAAGTGCTTCATACCGTTCGGCACGTCAGTGCACAGGAACCAAGCGTTCGTGTCCGTCAGGAAGTGGTTCACGCGGAACCCTTCCGGAATCGAACCCATCGACTTGATCGCGTTCACGTCGTTGTTGTTGGTCGCCGTGCGCAGTTCCGTTTCCAGAAGACGCGTAGCAACGAACATCAGGTTCGGCGGAACGATCAGCTTGCGCGGCTTGGCGGCAATCAGCAGGCCACGTTCGTCGGTCCAGCCAGCGATCTGAATCACCGCCGCTTCAAGCGAGGTTTCGTTCAGGTCAGCTTGGGTCGAGAACGTGTTGCTGTTGGTGCCACCCGAAACCAGCGGGTGAGCGGTCGAGAACAGGGGCACGCCGTCGCCACCGTAGTACGGAGCGCTGTTCGTGAAGCCGTTGTTCAGGATCGCAGCCGCTTTGACTTGCTTCGTGTACGCCATCGAGCGGGCCAGAGCCTTCGTGTAGCGCGAGGAGAGCGAGTCATACAGGTTATCTTCGACCGCCTCTTCGGTGATCGAGAAGCCCTGCGCGATGGTTTCGTGGTTGTAACGAGCGGTCCACGCTTCTTGCGCGTTATCGTACGCAATCGCGTTACCTTCGTTCTTCACCGGAGCAGCCGAGAAGCCCGAGAGCTTGGTCTCTTCTTCGAACGAACGCTCCGAAGATTCCGTCTCGTAAATCTCTTTGTGCTCTTCGCCGTAGCGGGCGTACTCCATGCCGAACAGCGCGTTCAGGCCGGGGAGCAGTTCTTTGAGTAGCTGGGCACGAGAAATTGCCATTTTTTATCCCCTTCCTTACGCGCCAGTCGCGCGCTGATACTGGTGCATGCCGAAGTTCCACTTCACGATCACTTCGGTATACGAACCCAGCGAGTTACGAGTATCCGGAACCAGATCAACGATGCGCACCGGGAGGGTGTTGGTCGTCGCCGTGGTAGCCGAAATACCCACTTTCGAGTCACCAGTGATGGTCGAGCCGGTGTTATCAACCAGCGCGGCATTGAAGCCGACCGCCGCTTGGGTCACGCCGCTAATGGTCGTACCACTCGACACCACCGCAACCTTGAACAGCGCGTCGTAGTCATCGACCACATACGCTTGGATGTCCGAGGCAGTGATCGCGCCGGGGTAGAACTGCTTGAACAGCTTCTGGTTGGTGTTCGGGTCCGTGTAAGTACAGCCCATGAAAACACCAACAGGGGTCATGGCCGAGTCCGCCGGATCACGGGTGATGTAACCAGCCGACAGCGCAACCGCGTCACCATAGAAAATGGCCGTGGTTTCGCCGCTGGCAATCGCCATCAGACGCGTGGAACCAGCATAGACCTGACCGCCGATCAGATTGACCGGTTTCAGCCCGTACGGGGCATCGACAACAGGGTATGCCATGAAAAACTCCTAAAAGTTATTTGCCCTTACCAAACGACACCGAAGATTTACGCTCGTTGAAGAGCGGCATCCGAGGATCGTTGGTCTTCATCAACGTGTTGTCCACGGCATCCATTTGAGATTTAGCCTGCTGGTCGTACCACTCGTTACGCTGATCGACCATCTCTTGCGGAGCCTTGCACAGCACCAACCCGCCCACTTCAACGTTATCCTTGAAGCGGCTTTGCGGGTCACTAAAGATTTGCATCTCGGGATGATCTTCGGCCTTCACAGGCACCCAACCTTCCCTGAACTTTGCGGAAGTATTCGTGGGATCAAACTGCCCCATGATACTTGTCCGAATCCACCGGAACACATAGCCCTTCTCCGGATTCGGAGTGGGGAGCAATTCCGGACGTGCCCAGTGTTGCTTGCGCTGCGTAGTTTCACGACCTTCCAACTCACGAGCGAGACGATTTTCAGCCATTGTAATTCTCCAGTTTCATCAATTCTTTCGCATACGCTTCCGGGGTCAGACCAAACTTCTTAGCCAACGCCAACTGCGTTTGCGTCAGTCGCACTTTTTTCGGCGCGGTGCTACGCGATGCCGGAGCAACTACAGTTGCTGATCTGCGAGGTTGAGCTTTCGGCTCTTCCTTCGTTTGAAGGGCTTCTTCCTCTTCAGCGTCTTCAAACGCCTCGGGGAATCGCTTCTTCATGGTTTCATCTACTCGGCGGTAATACTCGTCACTACGAGGATCAACACCCGACCGGACAAGCTTTTCATGCAGACCGAGAGCGAGGGCTGTCATCTCCTCATCCGCACCAAACCAAGTGTTCCGTTGCCGCCAAGCTTCCGCTTTTTGGTCAACCACCGGAGTGGGCGCTCGCATCTGTTGGTGAGTTTCTACCTCTTTTTCTTCTTCCTGTAAAGAGGGTTTGAAACGTTGATACTCTTTTGCTTTCAGCTTGGCATCCGTCAGGGCCTCCTGCGCTTCCGCAATCTGCTCGGAATCACCCGCCTCGTACGCCTGCCGCAGCTTTTCTTTGGCCGATGCAATCTCAACCTGCACCGACTTGGTTACTTCTTCTACGAAGAGTTTCTCACCAGAAGTAAGTTTTTGCTTAAGTTGACGATTTTCCGCAACGATAGCTTCAGCGTAACGCAACGCTTCTTCGCGTTCGCGCGCAGCCCGCTCCTTCTCCCGGCGCTCGTCGTGCCACACCTTCTTCATCTGTGACAGACGCTTTTTTACCTTGTCGGAGTATTCGTCGAGGTCGTCTTCTTCCAACTCCTTAACGATTTCCTTCGGCAGCGGCTCGCGGCCCCGATCCTGCGGGGGCGTGTCGTCAACAATCTCTACCTCCACATCAGCGGTAACTTCACCGCCTTTGGCTTTCTCTTCAACTTGTTCCTGCTCGTCAGGAAACTTGAACGCGTCATTAGGCATGGCTAAATCCTCTCGGGTCTTCGACCACCGCTTCTACGGTGTCATCGTTGATGATGCGAAACTCACGGTCGTGAATACGCACGCGGGTACCTGCGTAGGGGCGAGTCAATACAAAATCGCCCTCTTTGCACCACGGCCCGGTCGGAAAACGCGTCGTGTCCGAGTACGCCATGTCGCCCATCTTCACCACGAAGAGTATGTGAGTAGTAAGTTCCTCACGATCCAACGTAGCTTCCGCCTTGAGGATGCCACCTTCGTACTTTGCTTCGATCTCCGGAACCATACACAGCAGCTTATAGCCCTTCGGCTGCGGAAGTTGCTTGGCCTTTTGTGCGGCTTCAGCAGTTGCTTCCTTGTCTACACTACTCATCTGCGTCTTCCTTAGAACGTTTTGCGAGGTCTTCGATGATTTCCCCTGCGAGGTTAAGACCCCGAAGTTGCCCGCAGAGGAATTTGTATTCAGCGTGGTCAGCACACCGCCCGTAGGCGAGGTTATCAACCAACGTTTTGCGCTCGTCAGCTAACTTAAGCTGGAGCAGTTCAAAGATGTCCACAGGGGATTACTCTCCTTTCTTAGGTTGGTTTTGCGCTGCACGCTCACGCGCGATATCAAGCCCTATACGCACGCCTTCACGTTCGTTTTCCGACTGCAGACGCTCGCGCGCTTCGGCTGCTTTCGCCCCGACCTTAGTGCCCTCGATCTCGGCTTTGAGGTTGATTTCACGTTCCTTCAGTGCGATCTCATCCGCCTTAGCTGCCGCATCAAGTTTGTCTTTAGCTGCCTTGCGCTGAACTTCCGCTTCCTTGATCTGCAGTTCTTTCTGCTGCATCTGGATAAGCGGGTCCTGTGCTTGCTGTTGCGCTTGCTGGGCTTGGGCTTCAGCTTGATCTTTCTGCAGGAGCTTGCCTGCGGCCTGCGCGGCGAGTTGCGACAACTGCACTTCAAACTCCGGCGGCAGCGGCGCATCGTCGTCTTTTTCAGGCATTGGTGGCAGTGCGGCACCCAACTGCTTCTCGATCTCACGACGATATTGCATCGCAACGTGTTCCATCACATGCGCCATCGCTGCAGCTTGAATCGGCTGCGCCTGCGGACTCTGCCCCACCATCGCTGCGATCTTCGGGTCACGGATAGCCGACAGGTGCACCGCGAGGTGGGCCTCGTGGTCCTGATACATGAACGCCTTCACGGGCTTACCCATGAGGATGTGCATGTTCTCGGTGACCGGATCGACCGGCTTCATGTCCTCGGGCGAGGGAACGATCTTGGCTGCGTTCTTCACCCCCAGCGTATCAATCATCTGCCGGTGCAGATACGGCAAGTCGTATATCTGCGGGGCGTCCTTGGCAAGCTGCATCACGGCCTGATACTGCGCAAGCCGCTGGCTCATCGTGCTGGCGTTGGGGTCTGCTACCGGCAGGACGTTAGCGTTGTCGTAGTCGGCCTTTTTTGCTTTGCGCGTGCCTTCTTCCGGCTCGTAGCTATATTCTTCCGGGGTGTTGTCGCGGATGATGTCGCGCAGCAGGCGGAACTCCTGCTTCATCGAATAGTAGATGCGAGCCTGCACCGCACTCATCACCTTGAGCATCCGCTCCAGAACCGCCAGCGTGGTGCCCACCGGAGCCTGCGCCGAGGTGTCGCTGATCTTAAGCTCTGCCACTGCGGCAAACCGCCGACCGTCCTCGACAATCTTGTCCATCAACTGCACAAGCGTCTGGCTCGGCTCTTTGTAAGGCAGCGGCATGATGTTGTCACGCACCGAACCGCTGGGCACATCCACATCCCTGAATTCCCCGGGCGCAATCGGCGTGTCGTCGCCCTTGACCCGAAGCCCGCGTGTTTTAAGCCCACCGGGGAGGTTAGAGAGCGTGCCCGCATCAACAAGCTGCCGCATGAGCGAAGTGCCCGCCCGCGCGTGCCCACCGATGAGGTGAATCAGGCCGAAGTAGTAGAAACCAAAACCGGGGATGTAGCCGTAGTGGACGATGTGCTGGCGCTTCTGGTAGGTCTCGTCTTCCGGGGTCCAGTTACGACGGATCGCAAGGATAGTGCGCGTGCCCTTGTCGATGGTGATGATGTAAGGAACCGCAACACCTTCTTCCGCCCGGTCCTTCGCAAACTCATCGGCGTAGCCATACTCCGACAGGTCGCACTCAACCTGCATTTCCAGCAGCAGGTAACGGTTGTCCACCGTAGCCGACAGCCCGGTTTCTTTCGCCTTCTGCTTCTCAACGTCGTCCATGACGTTGATCGGCTCACCAAGCTCGATGTCGCGATAGAACCCGGACACCTGCAGCCGCCGCAGTTCGTTCTTGGTCTTACGCATCTTGTGCGTAACCCGCTCGGCGGTCTCGATGTTCGCAGCACCATACGGCACCACGATATCTTCCGCCGGGATGAACATCGCCACCTGACGGTTAAGCGCCGGGTCAAAGTAGACCTTCTTGAACGCGTTACCCGACAAGCACAGGCTAATCAGCATGCGCTCATGCTCCGGGCGATACTCCTTCATCACCTCGGTAAGCTGGTAGTTCATATCAGCAGCCACGCGCAGCGAAGCCGCCTTCTTCTCCGGGGTCTCCTTGCCGATGATCTCGCCCTTGACCGGCCCCATCGCGGGGAACGTCTCCATGATCGTCTCGGCTTGGAACTTGACCGCGCTCTCCATCAGCAGGGGGTGGAACACACCACACGCTCCCTGCCACGGCTCGGTACGCTCTTCGTAGTCAAGACCTAAGAACTTCAAGCCATCGGTATAAGTTCTCAGCCAGTCCTTGCGGCTGGTCAGGTCCGATTCATAGTCGCCTATAAGGTCACCAGCAAGCGACTGCAACGTCTGCTCGTCAACTTCATCTGCGATGTTGGCTTCAAACTTCTCGTCCTCGGTATCTTCTTCCGGCGTGAGACTGATCTCCAACCCGTCCATACCGATAGTCACGGCATCCGGGTTCTCGATCTCAATCTCGATCTCCGGTTCTTGAACCGCGAGTGCTTCTATCCCTTGCGGGGCTTCGTACAGTGCTTTGTCGATTGCCATTTACACCACCTTAGTAGTACCCCGCATGCCGCCGGGATTTAAACGTGCGTTTCGGTTCCGGCTCGTCAGTCGGCAGTCGGATAAACCCGCCCTGCCTGAACCGCATCAGCGCCATTGTCGTACAGTCAACCAAGTCGTCGTGGCTGCCAAACGGGAAAGCTGCGACTTCTTCAACCAACTCCTCAGCCCACCGTGTCTCAGGCACCCACACCATGCCGCTCTTGATAATATCTGCGACTGAATTCAGTCGCGCGAGCTTGTCGCCCGTGCCGCGATGCGGGGTGTACTCCTGCACCGGGATACCCATGCGCCGTATCTCTTGGTAGAGCGGCGTGCCACTGGATTTCTTCTCGACGATGAAGGCATCAGGCTCCCAGTCGGTGTACTTCTCCATCGCCAACTCTTTTAACCCGTGAAACTCAACTCGATCCTTGATGCTGTTGAGCAGGATGATCTGCATGAAGTCATCCTCCTCCTCGTTCTTGAATACGCCCCACACCGTGATACCGGTGAAGTCGTTACGTGTATTCTTTTCTGCCGCAGCATCCAGCGTCATGATGACGTATTCGCAAAGCGGGGGCCGCTCATCCTTCCACCATCGCCACCACTCGCGCTTAACAACCGCGCCTTCTTCCGCCGTGGGGTTCTGCTGATACTGCGCGTTCCACTGGAACACCGGCATAGACGCCTTGGTCTTGTGCAGCACCTCCAGCGGCATCCACTCCGGCCACAACGCTTTCTCTAGTATCTCGCCGTTCTCGTCCTCGACTTCAAGGATGGCTGGGAACTCGACCACTTCATACTGATCGGCCAACTCGTTCTGCGTCATGTCCCGGGTCACCCGCCCGGTCAGGTCGTCCATATGCCAGCGCGTCTGCACGAGACCGATACACCCTCCCGGCATGAGACGAGTGCGCGCACCGTAGGTAAACCACTCGTAAGCTTTATCGAAGACTTCAAAGTTACCGTTCAGCACATCCTGTTCGGAGTGCGGATCGTCGACGAGCAGCAGGTGAGCACCGCGTCCAGCGAGGGCCGACCCCACACCACAGGCAAAATACTCCCCACCTTCGGATGTATTCCACCGTCCCGCCGATTTACTGTCTTGTGCAAGTGATACGGTGGGAAAAATCGAGCGGTAAGCGTCGGTGTCGATGATGTTTCGCACCTTCCGACCAAAATCGACGGCCAGATCAGTGGTGTGCGAGACCATCAGCACCTTGCGATCAGGGAATTTGCCGAGATACCACGCCGGAAAATAGATCGAAACAAGCTGGCTTTTGCCGTGGCGCGGTGGGATATTGACGCAAATTCGGTCTTTTTTACCTTCCGCCATCGCCATCAGCATGTTTGCAAGCTTGCGATGGTGTTTACCGACCTTGTAGTCGGGCTGAATCGCCTTACAGAACTCGATCAGGTCATCTCGGCACTTTTGCGCCGTGCGCCGACGCTCCAATTCTTCCGCGATGCGGAGAATTTCCTCTTGTTCCTGCGGTGTCAGCGTATGCAGGTTGTTATAGAGGTAGCGAAGCTCGGCTTCCGACAGATTCATGCCTCACCCAGCCCCAATTCCTGCGCCAGATCGACCTTTTCACCGCCGATTTCCACGATTTCGGCTTCTTGCGCCTCGTCGGTGCCCATCAACTTACGCAGTTTCTCACGCAGGCGGTCTTCCAGTTCACTATTACTCTGGTGGGTGACCACAACTTCGCTGCGTTCAGTGAAAAGACCGACTTCCGTGATCTTGCCGATGAGTTCAAGGGCCTTGATACGCACCTTCGGGTCCTGATTCTCAGTTTCAAGGATCAGTTTGTTAGTAACTAGGTGGCGTAGCTGCTCTGCACGCTCGACAACCGCATGCGAATACTCTTCCAGCACGCTGCGGGTAAGCAGCACGGCTGCCGGGGTGGCCGGGGACAGCAGTTTGGGGGAGGGAGCTTGGCGTTGCTGATCTTCAGCGAGCGCGAATTCTTCGACGATCCGCGCCGCAACGTCCATATCTTCTTTGGTTGGATCGCCTACCTGCAGTCCCTCGCCTTCTAACACCTTAATGGTCTCGCACGCTGCGTTCGCAGCCTGTACCAACTCGGGCGTTAGCGTGTTTTCAGGCGGCAGTGGGATGCCACTGTCCGGGGTGCAGACAATCGTCATGGAGGAAACGAACTCCAGTTAGGTAATCCATGCGTTTCAAAGGCGGAGAGTAAGTCGGTCGGCACACGCAGCACCCAAAAACAGCAGTTAATGGAAGCACTCACTCTCCGCGCACGCAATATAGCATAGAAAACAAAAGGAGGTTGGGACTCCTGACGGGGGGTGTTTCTATATAGAGGGGGGTGGGGTCAGCTATAGATTAATTGTAGGGTGGAAGATTTGCGCAGACTATGGCGGAGAGTTAAGGTGGTTTGGGTATGCCGGAACCAAGTGTGGGGAAACGCGAGTTTGTTGGAAATGTGGAACGTTGGTGTGGAATAGCAGAACAAGCGGCGCTCGGAGGACCCATTTCAGATTTGGGGGGTCGGGGGTCGGTGGGGTCGCGCCAGCCGCGTGGACAGACCGACAGCGTTGTCGGATTGTCGCTGATTGCCAATCCCTGACAGCGGATACAAAAATCCGGATACTGCGAATCGTGGCAATGACGCCACAAACAAACCGAAAGGGAAACACCATGAAAGCGAACAACGCAACGCAAGCCACCGCCACCATCACGACGACCGCCGCGCCGGTCGCCCCGCTCGACCACGCGGCCATCAAGGCCAGCGCGGTTGACTTCGCCCGCTCTGAAGTGCTGGGGGATGAGGCGGTCAAGGCGCTGGCCAAAGTGCTCGGCGACACGCCCACGTTTACCCGCTGGGACCTGGTATTCACCGACTGGAAGCTGGCCTACGCTGGCGAGAAGGGCTGCTCCGCCGAGGCCGCGCAGAAGGCCGCCGAGCGTATGGCGCATCGGTTGAATGTGGCCTACGGCCTTGAGAAGCCGAAGGCCGAGTCCAAAGCGGCGAAGGCGAAAGCCGAGCAACGCGAGGGCAAAGCGGCGCAGATCGACGCGGTCATCAAAACGCATGGTGCGGACGCGAGCAAGCTTCAAGCCGCTGCCGCAGAGGCGCTCAAGGCAGGCAAACCCGACGAAGCCTTGAGCCTGACGACCGCTGCCCTCAAGGTCGCCAAACAGGCCGAGGCCGAGAAAGTGAAAGCGGCGAAAGAAAAGCTCGCGGCGCGCTGGGAGGCAGTCGCGGAGGCAATCAAGGCCGCGAAGAAAAGCGGGACCGATACGGTCCTCGCGAAGATCGAGAAAGCATTAAAAGGGAAGTAGTCTATCCCGCTCCACTAACCCGGCTTCGGCCGGGTTTTTTATTGCCCACTAAGTTAGTAAGTCCTCACATACGGCTGGCGGATCGGACGGCAGGCTACTTGCACGCCGTTAGATTCGGCACCGGTACAGTCAAACCGGCGGACAGGGCAGAAGGCTTGATGCTAGTTCCCGAGCAGCGGGGAGCACAGGGCGGAGGGGAGCGTCAGGTGATACGCTGCGTGCAGCGTATCATCCCGGGATTGGCCGTGTCAACACTTTTTTGTCCGGACAAACCGACTTTTTTGTCGGAATGTCCCCCGATGCTAGTTCCCGAGCAGCGGGAAGCGCGGGGTATTTCCAAATCGTGGACAGCGCTCATAAGAAAAAAATGATTACCACTTTTTGATAAGACGGATAAAGTTCCAAATGTTCCTGTGGATAAAATTTTGATGGTACTATTTACCGTTTACTAGAACATTTATAGACGGGTTCAGAGTTTGATAGTCTTTGCTGCCTAGTAATGACTAGCTACAGGTAGCTAGAAGTATCTAAAATTTCATGGGTTTTATACTGTTCCAAAGTTCCAGCAAAAAAAGTATGAATCCGGAAAATTGCAGTGGCCCGCGCGGAACAGTCTGCAGCCTAATGTTCCACTTCGCAGCCCCATTTTTTCCAAAAAAAAAATCCATTCATTCTTTTCTACGTTCACTCCTAAGAACAGAATAGACTTATCAAGGACTTACCAGTCAACATATCGGTACTTATTGGTACAGTTTAGGACGGTGTGGGACGTTGTCAGATTTAACGCTGCTTACCAGCCCGCCTATAAGCCTTCCAAGCCCTTGACATTCTTTACCACTTTTGTTATACTATCGGTGTAGTAGAAATTCATTCGCAGCAAACACAATCAAGCCGCAGGACAAACCGACATGCGTGTCGGAAAGTCCCGGCAAACATGGAGAACCAAGATGCAAGTAGATAACTATTACGGTGTAGGCGATCTCGCCCGAGTGGCCATGTGGATGGTGATGGGCGTGCAGGGTGAATACTTCACCACCCGGCTCGCTGCGCTGGAGCGCGCTGCTCGTGCGTTCCCGCTGGAAGACTTCCCGCAGTGGGAGGACCGGGTGCTGTCCCGTAACTTCTGGAAGGAGGTGTGAGATGCCCCAACCCCACGACTACGACTGCACCCTGTGCGGCGACGATATATCCCCTGCCCGCTACAAGTTGGGCTACCGCACCTGCATGATGTGCGGCGAGGAAGCGGCACGGGCTATCCGCGCTGCATGGTGTGTGGCCCCACTGCATAAATCTAACTACATGCTGATTACTGACCGCCGCGATCTTGCGGGGCTTAACAATAAGGGGGGGATCGTCAAGTGAGTGAGGAAAACCTGTTGGCGCTGCCGTTCGAGGAATACATCAACGTGCGGACCCGTTACGCGGTGCAGGTAGCACAGCGCACCAACCTTATCGATATGGACTACGCAGCACTCGCACTGCTGCAGTCGATGTGGGCGCGGGAATACTGGATGAACAAAAACGTGGGAGGTGTGTAATGAGAGATCAGGGCGGGAAGATAATTTACGAGGGTGCTTCACTAATCAACGGCGAATCCATCGTGGTGGTAGCTACGTGGGGCACACGCAACCCCAAAACCGGCGACATGGTGCAGACGTGGATACTGCCAGCCGGGACCAGCCCCGTCGATGCAGTCAAGACCGGGGCGGACGAGGCGGTGTGTGGCGACTGTAAGCACAGGCCGGTAAATGGTAATAGCTGCTACGTCAACGTCTTTCACGCACCGCGTTCGGTGTATGCCTGCTACGAGCGTGGCGGTTACGAGCGGGTAGCACTCAACAGTGCAGGGATGAGGCGGCTCACCGAAAACAAAACCGTGCGCATCGGTAGCTACGGTGACCCGGCGGCAGTTCCCGTCAAGGTGTGGCGCTCGCTGCTCAAGCACGCGGCAGGGCACACGAGTTACACCCACCAGTGGAGACGCAGCGACAGGAACACGCAGGCGTTGAAGGCGTTCACGATGGCATCGGTGGACAGTGTGGCCGAGCAGATGGACGCGCAGATGGCAGGCTGGCGCACGTTCCGCGTGCGCAGAGAAGACGAGAACGTCCTGCGGGGGGAGATCATGTGCCCGGCGAGTGAAGAAGCAGGTAAGCGGCGCACGTGCAGCACCTGCACGGCGTGCCGTGGGGTGGGAGAGGTAGCGAGCCGTGGGTTCCGTGGGGTGGCGATCGTCGCGCATGGTGCGCGGGCCAGTAACTACATCAAGCAGGCAGCGTAGTAATAACTAACTTTGGAGAACGAGCATGGCTAAGAAACAACCGAAACAAACGGCACTAGGTCGGCTGGTGGACCAGTATGGGGAGCTGTCCGCGCAGATCGCCGAGCTTGAGAAAGTGAAGCAGGAGATACGCGTGCTGCTGTCAAACAGCGTGCAGACGAGCGCTGAGGGCGAGTTGTTCCGGGTGACCGTGTCGATGGTGCGCCGTGAGACTATGGACATGGAGGCAGTGCGTCAGGTGCTCTCGCCTGAGTTCCTCGCGCAGTTTACCAAGACCACAACGTCGGTGGCTGTGCGCTGCACGGCTAAGACTGGTAAATAAGGAGAACAGCATGAACAGCATCATCGTCACACCCATCAGCAACATCGGCAGAACCCACAAGACCGGCGGGCTGCACAAGGTATCCCGTCAGAAGATCGAGAGCATCCTCGGCTTTGAACCTAACGCTGAAGACGACCCGGACAAGGTCACTGCGTCGTGGGCGTTCGATGTCTACCTGCCCAGCACGGGCGAGCACTACCCGTGCGCGGTGTGGGACTATCGGGGTTCGTTCGGCTGGGGCGCTGCGTCTTGCTACGGTAACCCGGACGCACTTGCTGCTGTGTTTGGTGAACACTACACGGGGTATTGAGATGAAGATAAAGACAAGTGAGTTGAGCGGCGCTGCCCTTGATTGGGCGGTGAACATGGCCGATGGGCTGCACGGTGTGCTTGCCCCGGTGGCGTATAGCCGTGACTGGTCCTTCGGCGGCCCGATCATCGAGCAGGAGTGGATCGGGTTGGATTATTACCCCGATAGCGGGTTGTGGCATGCAGGAACCTGCGAGGGGACTGTATGGGGTATGGGTAGGACGCCACTGATCGCAGCGATGCGCTGCTACGTTATCAGCAGGCTTGGTGACGTGGTTGAAATACCGGAGGAAGTGAAATGAAAGACATGACTGCAAGCAAACTGCTGTTTGAGGCGGCGAGGCTTGTTGAAAAAGCATACGAAGAAGATGCGGGACAGTGGGCCTGCTGCGATGCTATTAATTACGTAGCAATTCGTAACGAGGTTCCCGACTATGTTTATTGGGCTGCTAGAGATTATTTCGCCGCCATGTTTGAGCCTAAGAAATATTGGGTTTTTTGGTTTGGCAAACTGAATTCTTCTAATGCCCAGCTCCGCATCCTCGCTCTCTACTTCGCTGCGCATGCGGCTAAATCGGAGGGGTTATGAAAGGGGATCGCACCATCAGTAACATACTCAGAACCGCCGCTAAAGACATGGAAAGGCTGTATTACACAGATACTCCTTGGTTTCTAGCATGTTGTGCACGAATCGAATCGGCAGCATGGGGCAAAATAAGGTTCGGCATAGGTGTGGATTGGGTTTTTGATGCAAACAAAAAATCAAACGACTTTTTTGCTGAATTATTCATGCCTGAAAATAAAACTTGGGGTGACCTCTGGTTCGGTGACCCTTATAGCAAAAGAGCAGCAGAACATCGAATGCTCGCACTGTATCTCGCTGCACACATCGCTTACTCGGAGGGACTGTGATGGATGAGGCCGTTTTTATTGTTTACGTATGTATTGCATCTGCGCTGGCGGTGGTTGGGGTAACAGGTTTAGTGGGAGACTTCCGTCACTTCTCTGACGTCGAGAAGCAGTGCAAAGAGCGCGGCTACATTCAGGATACCAAGACGCGCATCAACTGTAGCGTGGAAGAAGTTAAATCGAAACCGGGGGTGATGCAATGATGGAATACTGGCAGATATTCACGGCGGTTATGGTAGGCGGTATCGTTGGCTGGGTGTTGGGGTATTGCCGGGGGATGAAGGACGAGCGTGCAGAAGCGATCCGGTGGATTCGTGTAGTTAACGAGAGGATGGACGGCGCTCTGCTGCGCGAGGCGAAGAAGATGCACACTGACATAACGGAAGAAATAGAAGGGATCAAGCGGTGAACCGATACACACTGATACTGAGGGATGGGGTAAGTAGCAAGGTGCGTTTTGATCTGATCGACGCGGAGACGCACGAGCAGGCTGCTATCGACTACAAGAAACAAAACCCTGATGCGGTGATCCTCACCGTGGGGCTGTTCAAGGAAGGAGTGGAGAATGGATCGTGATACTTGGGTGCCTTTTGTGGGTGGCGTTATTGGCGCAGTATTTCTGTGGCTGTTCCTGATCGTGGGCTACGCGCTGGCCGAAACCCTCGCTACATGGGGTTGGTAAACCACGAGGATGCTAGTTCCCCACGAAGAAGGGAGCGGCACGAGGAGCGTGGCAAACACTTGCAATAATTAGTAAACTGTTATATAATGTAGTTTCTGTTGGGGGCTCCCCAGCAGGTCCGGACAAACCGACATCAATGTCGGAATGTCCCAAATAAACAACGAAGCCCGAACGGGCATGGAGAAACGACATGCAATCGCTAGTGAACCCGAACAGCTACGACGTAGAAGTTATTGGTAGGATCGCCGACGTTCCACTGCCGAACATTGCGTCCAGTGCAGTGCTGGCCGAGCTATCCATCGGGGCGTTCAACCCCCAGCGCACCGACGAGCGCGTCACCGAGGCCGTGCATACGGCGGAACACGCAGCCCGCTCCAGCGGCAAATACGTCAAGCGGCTTTACGCCGACACCAAGCAGTTCGTCCAGATCAAGACGCTGGAGATGCGGGCGCGGCACTTCCACCGGAAGATGACGATGCCGTGGTCGGACGGCGGGCAGCGGTTGCTGATTACGTCGCTACTGCCGGAATACGTGACCGGGATCACCGAGATCGAGCAGCAGTTCTGGGGGGTGGTCACCGACATTCAGGAGAACTACGACGCGATCATGCGCTACGTGCAGTATCGGATGGGTAACACGTTCGACGCGACGCTGTATCCGTCAGCGGACAACCTGCCGAAATACTTCAAGTTCCACCACGCCCGGGTGCCGGTGCCGGAGGTCAACGACTTCGACAAGGTCGCGAGCAGCGCGCAGCAGATCATGCGGGACGAGTTCGCCAAGCACCTTGAGCATATCCGCAACGGCATCGTGGAGGAGGTGCGGGAGAACACCAAGAAGGTGCTTCAGAAGATGAGCGAGCGCCTCGACTTCAGCGGCGAGGGTAAGGACAAGAAGACGTTCAAGAATACGCTGGTGGACAACGTGCGCGACTGGCACGAGAAGATGGGGCAGTTCAACAACGTGGTGAAGCTGCCGGATATCGACACCCTCTACGGGCAGGTAGGTGGCATCCTCGCCGATTCCAACCCGGAGGTGCTGCGGGTGAATGCGGACGTGCGGCGTAGCGTCAAGTCACGGGTCGATGCGATCCTGACGAAGATGGACTGGTAGATTAGAAGTAATACCGTAATAACAAGACGCTTTTAACTTAAAACGGAGATACAAGCATGAGTAACGTCCTGAGCAACGCGTTCGACCTGTCGATCAATCAGGTCTTCAACCTCATCAAGACCATCGGGCGCACGCAGACGGTGATGGTGCAGGGCCATATGGGTTCGGGTAAATCTTCGCTGCTGAAGATGCTGGCTGCCGAGTTCCCCGAGCATACGCCGGTCTACTTCGACTGCACGACGAAAGACCTGATGGACTTGGGGGTGCCGAAGGTGGTCACGCACGAGAACGGCAACGAGTTCGTCACCTTCCCGACGAACGAGGAGTTGGGGCTGCACCTCGACAAGCCGGTGATCCTGATGTTCGACGAGTGGGGGAAGAACAAGTCGATCAAGCTCGCTACCCTGCGCGTGATGCTGGAGCGCCAGTTAGGTAACCGCAAGCTGCACCCGGATAGCATCGTGTTCGCTACGACTAACCTCTCCGGCGAGAATGTGGGTGACACACTGGAGGCGCACGCTCGCAACCGCTTGATGATCGTGCGGATGCGCAAGTCTACGGCGGAGGAGTGGGTGCAGGACTACGCGATCAACGCAGGCATTCACGAAGTGCTGGTGGCGTGGGTGCTGCGCGAAACGCCGCAGGTGTTCCAGTCGTATGAAGAAGTCGAGAACCCGGATGCGCCCGAGCCTGCCGGTAACCCCTACATCTTCCACCCGAAGGCAGTCGGTCGCATGGCGTTCACTACGCACCGCTCGATTGCGGCGGCTAGCCCGCTGATGTATGCCCGCGAGCAGATGGACGAGGAGACGTTCCGGGCAGCCCTCGCCGGGACCGTGGGTGTGCGCGCTGCGTCTGACCTTGCGAGCTACGTGAAGCTTGCTGAAGAGATGCCTACGCTGGAGGAGATCAAGGAGAACCCGAAGGCGGCGCGTATCCCGACCTCGCCTGCGGCGGTGTGTATGGTCATCATGCGCACGCTCAACACGCTGTCGCGGGATTGGGTCAACGCGTGGATGGACTACTTCATGCGTATGCAGCCCGAGGAGCAGGCGCTGTTCGTCCTCTCCGCACGGCACGAGAAGTACAAGCACCGGGAGATGGTGATGACTAACAAGAAGTATACGGAGTGGTGCCTGAAGAACCAGCACCTCTTCGCCGCCGACAAGAAGTAAGGGGGGCAGATATGTTGATATTCGGAACCAAGCTCACCGCCGAGCAGCGGCTGCAGCAGGCGACGAGCAAGATCATGGCGCATCGTGGCAAATACGAGGCGTTCACCGGTCTGCTCATGTTCGGGGAAGTGCGCGTTAGCGACCACACTCCTACGGCCTACACCGATGGGCTGAACGAAACCTACGGGCGCAAGTTCGTGGACGACCACAGCGATGCGGTAATCCGCTTTACCCGACTGCATGAGTGCATGCACAAGGCGTATCGCCATATGCTGATCTACCAGCACCTGTGGGCAGAGGACCCCGACTGCATCAACCGCGCTGCCGACTACGTCATCAACCTCAAGCTCAAGGACTTGGACGCAGGCGAGGGCTTCCTTGAGTTCCCCGACTGGATTCTCTGCGACGAGAAGTATCGGGGCATGGACGCGGCACAAGTCTATCGCCTCCTGCGTCAGGAGAAGCAGCAACAACAGCAACAACAGCAGCAAGGCGGGGGGCAGTCGGGTGGGGACAAACCGACATCGGAGTCGGAATGTCCCGGCGGTGGCGGGCGTGTGCTGGACGACCACGGGTGGGAGGAGGCGAAGTCGATGACCACCGAGGAGGCCCGGGAGTTGTCGCGTGCGATTGATGATGCACTGCGTCAGGGTGCGATCTACGCCAGCCGTCATGGCACCGGTGGTAAGCGTGCAGTGCACGACCTACTTGAAGCACAGGTGAAGTGGGAAGACGCCCTGCGTGACTTCCTTACCGAGCAGACGGCGGGGCGTGACTACTCGACATGGCGCAGGTTCAACCGGCGTGCGATTGCGCAGGATATGTATCTGCCGGGCGGTGCCACCGATGATATGGGTGAATTGGTAGTAGCAGTGGATACGTCTGGTTCCATACACGGGGCGTTTCTTTCCCAGTTTCTCGGCGAGATTAAGGGTATCTGTGAAACTTTACATCCTGAGAAGCTGCGGGTATTGTATTGGGACACCACCGTATGTCAGGCCGAGGTCTACACCGTAGACCAGCTTGACGAGTTTGCGAGATCGACGAGACCCGCAGGTGGTGGGGGCACCGACCCTACTTGTGTTGTTGAGTATCTGAAAGAACACCGCGTCAAGGCGCAGGCCACCGTCGTGCTGACTGACGGCTACTTCTACAATCAGAGTAGCTGGCCCGGCCCGGTGCTGTGGTGCGTGGTGAATAACAAAAGCTTCTGCCCCACGCATGGGCAGATAGTGCATATAACGCTGTAACGTTCAGGAGAACGAGCATGAGTGGATACAAAAACATAGCGGTTGCCGAGCTTCTTGCACCCGAGGACCAGCTTCTTGAACCGGGTAACTTGGAGGCTGCCCGGCAGAACAGGTCATGCGGTTTTGTTAACGGCTATCCGGTGGTGGGGTGGCTTACGGCGCTAACTAATATGCTGCAGGTGTTCCCGGGTATCAAGTTCTACGCCCATAGCAAACACTGTAGGCTCCAGCGTTTTACCGATCTATCGGGGAATAATTTTTCTTCGGTCGCAGCATCGGAATTGTTTGTCTGTATTGACGACGATCCGTATGCCGTCATGAGGATCGGCTTCGATAACTACCGGTATACGAACGGTAAGAATACGTTCGCGGTCTACGCGCGGGACATCCGCAACGCTAAGTATCACCCGACCCGCGAGCAGTATTTCATGTCGATGTTCCTCGACCCGGGCAAGGCGTTCAAGGTTGCCGTCGCTAACATGCGCGTGCACACCACCGAGGAGTTGGCGAGGCTGCGGTATCGGAAGTTCTACAACCGCTCGACCGACGTTAGCAACCACAAGGCACGCGAGCTTGGGGCGCTCCTCGACAGTATCACTCAGCCGGTGCTGGTTCGCGAGATTCGTGCGGCAGTAGCTGCGGGGTATCAATTCAGCACGCCGGAATTTACCAGCGTAGCGGCAAGTCTTGAGGACGCCGTGGCTACGACAACCCAAGCAACGCAGCGTCGGGTGGACGCGACCTACGTGCGGTTCATGCAGGGCGAGGGGGGGATGATTGCCCGCATGGCATCGACCTCCAACGTGCGTAAGACCTACGCCCCCGAGCCGAAGGATCAAGGTGTTGTGCCGCTCAACGAAGTGCCCGCCTTCATACAAGAAAAGGTTGCTGTGTTGCAGACACTGGAACCTGACAATTATATTGATGGTGTCGGCATGAAGGTTACCGACTACGAGTATTGGGTTGAAAACTAAGGAGCGATGCGATGAACCCGAACCACAAGCAGAAGCTGGAGGCAGCAAAGAGTTATCTACGCCTGCGCAACATCTACATCACCGAGTGCGATTTCAAACCCACCTCGGCAGCGGCAACCGATGTATCTGTAACTATGGCGCGGTATCGGAAGCAGGTGTTAGATAACCCTCTACATCAACCCGCCTCGTTGGCGGTCTTTCGTAAAAACCGTAAATAATCTTTAGGAGAAACAGCATGGCCAATAACAAAGAAGTGCCGCAAGTCATCCGCCGTTACGTCGAGTCCGCCGCCGCAGTGTTTAAGGCAAACGGCATTGAGTTTGAAATTCACCTGCCGACTGGTGAAGTGCTGGGCGGCTTGTCGGTGGTGGAGGAGAAAAAGAAACGCAAACGTAACGTGAAACGCCCGCAGGGTGTGATGCGGGACTATCTCATGCAGTTTCTGAAAGACCTTGAGGTTGGTGGTATCGTCGTTGTTCCCTGCCTGCCCGGTGCGAGTATTGGGGAGATGCACAGCGCCGTGACTTCGCGTGCAGGTGCGCTGTGGGGTAACAAGTCGTACGTATCTTCGCGCAACGTTACTGACGCGTCGATTCAGATTCTGCGCGTGCAGTAAGGGGAAATCATGGAACCTATGATGATTTTTTTGAAGTCAGCGTTGTGGACCGTGGTGATTGTTATTTTTGTATTGGGGGTTCTTGTGACGCTGAAATTCGTGGTGGGGGTGTGAGATGAAACTAAACGAGATTCAGGCCGCGTATGAACGCTTGTCTATGATCCACACCGAGACGATGGCGGAAAACGCACGCCTGCGTAGAGAGATATACCGCTTGCGGTCGCGGCTAACACCATGGGACTGGGTGGCGTACAAACTACGCAAGTTTCTGAATAAAGACGAGTGGGGTGAGAAATGAGTGAAGGTCTGTTCGACAACGTGCCTATCGTTAACAAGGAACGCGACGAGGCATGGGCTGCGTTTATACGGCGCAAGGATGTGAAAGAGTTGATGTCGTTTGCGAACGATGAGTTCGGCTTCCCGCTGGGCGGTGGTTACTACAATCTATGGTGCATCGTATGGGCGAAGGCACGGGATACCGGGTTCTACGAAGGGTGGGATATCGGGTTCTGCGAAGGGTGGGATGCCGGGTTCTACGAAGGGTGGGATGCTGCCGAGGAGAATGCTAAGAAGGAGGGGGAATGAGCAGAGACGACATCATCCGGCTGGCGCGAGACGCTGGGATGACAGGACTGGACTCTGGCGGTTTGCTTGAAAACTTTGAACGCTTTGCCGCCCTCGTCGCCGCTGCCGAGCGCGAGAAAGTAGCGGCGTGGATGGTAGCCCATCTCTACGCTACGGGCCACGGTGACACCACTGAGGACATGCTGAGGGAACTGGAGTGGCAGATAGCGGAGCGGGAGCGCAAGGCGTGCGCAGACATCGCTGCTCAGTATGCAAGCTGTGAAGGCATTGCGCAGCGGATCGAGCAGGAGATACGAGCGAGGGGTGAGAAATGAGCGACCTGATGCTGCTTGGCATCTTGCGGATGCCGATGCCCGAAGTACCAAACCCTGATGAGGTCGTGGCGTATACGCAGTTTGTTTTGACTGCCCGGCAGGCCGCTGCCCGCATCGAGGAGCTTGAGCGCGAGCTAGCCGAGGCGAAGAGGGATGCAGAGCCGTATCGGGAATTTCGTAAGGTAGCGATGAAATATTTTACTGGCGACGCCGAGATGAAGGATAAAAAGAAATGAAAAAAGAAAACGACAATTCGGCGTTCCCGCTGCCGGACATCTATTACCCGAACGGCGACATCGAATATGGCAGCGGTGGACTCACCAAGAGAGAATATGCCGCGATTCACCTTCGCGTGCCTCAGTCGGGCAACGAAGAACTCGACGCCATGATCCGCGAGGCGCAGCGAAACGAACTGGCGGCGCGGGCGATGGAGGGACTCGTATCCCAGTTGAACCTCTATCATGTGAGCGTGGATGAAGTGGCCGAGTTGTCGTATCGACAGGCCGACGCGATGCTGAAGGAGCGTGAGAAATGACCTACCTGACTAACGAAGAGAGAAACATGAACACGAACATCAACACTATCACCATTAATGGCGTCGATTACGTCCGCGCTGATTCTGTTCAACCCGTAGCCACTGGCACGCGGGCTGTGATCGTCGTAGATCGTGGCTGGGTGTTCGCAGGTGACGTAACTCGCAACGACGGTCGTATCAAGCTGTCCCGTGCTGTATGGGTGTTCCGATGGGAGTCTATCGGGTTCGACGGCGTCATCGCAAACCCCAAAAACACTAAAGTCACCATAAAGCCGATGCCACAGGTGGTCGATATTCCGGAAGGCGCTGAGATTTTTTGTGTGCCTGTTGCCGATGATTGGGGGTTGTGATGTTTAAACTTATAGGCAACGGCAACGGCTACGGCTACGGCTACGGCAACGGCAACGGCTACGGCTACGGCTACGGCAACGGCAACGGCTACGGCGACGGCTACGGCTACGGCTACGGCTACGGCAACAGCCACGGCGACGGCTACGGCTACGGCTACGGCAACGGCTACGGCTACGGCAACGGCAACGGCTACGGCGACGGCCACGGCTACGGCCACGGCTACGGCACAGTATGCAGGGGTAGAAGAAAATGACCGACCGCGAATTGATGCAGCAGGCGCTGGAAGACATTTGCGGTGCGCGGCTGTGCGAGGTGAACTCGATGAGTAGTCGCCACGAAATG